TTAAATTTTATCCGCGTGGTGCATCAGCACAAATTTATCCCACAACTGTTCTTCTGTCTCGACATGCGCCGGATCTTTCACAATAGTATTGGGGATCGGGCACACCTTCTGGCAGGTTGGTGTCTCGTAGTGCCCTACGCATTCGGTACACTTATCGCTGTTAATTTCGTAGATATGATCTCCCATTGAAATCGCCTCATTCGGGCATTCGGGTTCACACATATCACAATTAATACAGCGTTTAGTAATTAGTAAAGACATTTCAATGGATTACCGTTAAATCATTTTAAAATCAGTAAGTTGTATCGAGTTTGTATGCTTTACTGTCATTAACTTACTGTATGTTGATCCAGTGTATTTAACCTTGATAAACTCAGTCCAGCAACACAAAACCGCAACACATTGCATTTTGTCCCGTAGAAAAGACTTGTATGTGTGAGCTTGTTTTCTGCGCCTACGCAGATAAGGATTGAGAATGCCGCGCACTGTAACACATAATCCGGATAGCCCCAATAATGACGATGTTTTAGCCGCATCTGAAAAATGGGACGCCTGTAAACCCCCCTATACCAGCGCACACATGAAAATCTGTGTTGCTGCCGCCAAAATCATCCTCGCTGCTTCCGGCGTGGCTCGCCGTTCCAAATACGAAAAAGAGAACTATCTCCGTATCGATTTCAGCAAAGCCGGTAAGGTTACATTTTACGCCGAGTTTCCAAAAAAGATGGGCCTCAAAGGTAAAAAGCTCGGCGAGTGGCCGGAGCTCGTTATCCAGCTGGCGCGCGAAAAAGCACTAGGTATGGCTGACGGTGGACTGCGGGCAGAGTCCGTACATGCAGCGCTGGAAATGTACCGGGATGACCCAAAGCCAAAGTAGCCCGGCAGAAGCTGAGCCCGGACAGTTTCACAACCTACGGGGTGCGTATCGACCGGATTAAAGCAACGTTCGGCGAGCGTGAGGTGTTCAGCGACGTAACATACAATCGGCTGGTGGAAGTGCTGGACGAGTGGATCGCCACTCGCTCGAACAATAACGCCCTGGAGTTGTTTGCCGAGCTCCGTCGGTTCTGGAAGTTCTGCGCACCTACTCTTTGCAACGGCCGCAATGTTGCCGCCAGTCTGCCAGATGATTATGTTTCCTCCCGCGTACAGAAACCTACCCCCACACGGCTTTTTACCGATATTGAATCAATCGCCCGACTCTGGCTCAATGTTGCTGCCTGCACCTCTGTACACCAGAAGAATGCTGTTCGCTTCATGATCATCACTGGTGTTCGTCCGATTAATGTCCATAACCTGCGCTGGGACTACGTTTACGAGGAGGCTGGTGAAATTGTTTATCCGGAAGGGGTTATCGGCATGCGAGGGGCTATGAAAACACAAAAGGCTTTCCGCCTGCCGATAACGCCTGAGATCCGGCGGATTATCGACGAGCAGAAAGCCTGGCGTGATTCAGTTCCTGAGTGCAACAGGGATTATGTATTTTTGCAGCCACGTGATCCAATGCAGCCATTTTCAAAACGATCACTGGATAAGCTGGTGAAAACATACAGCCCGGACGGGGCTGTAAAATGAGGTGTACTGGCAATAGCGGACACTACCATTTGTTCTTTTTTTAAGCAGCCATCTGATGATGTTTTTCCCTGAAGGCTGCCGGGGAGATATTCCCCAGACGAGAGTGACGACGCTGACGATTGTAGAAAATCTCAATGTATTCCCGTATTACTGAGATGGCTTCATCCCGGTTATTAAAACGATAGTGGCTCAGGCTCTCATTTTTCAGCGTTCCCCAGAAGCTTTCCATCGGAGCGTTGTCGTAACAGTTACCTTTACGCGACATTGATGTTTTCAGACCAAACTGCTCCTGTATGACCCGGTAATCGTATGCGCAGTACTGTGAACCTCGATCAGAGTGGTGGATTAGCCCGGCAGGTGGGCGCTGGCTCCTGAGCGCCATAAACAGGGCTTTACCTGTCAGCTCTTTTGTCATGCGCTCTCCCATGGCGTAGCCGACAATTTCGCACGTATAAACATCTTTGATGCCAGCGAGGTACAACCATCCTTCCTGTGTGGCAACATACGTCAGGTCCGCCACCCAGACTTGATTTGGTGCTGTAGGAGCGAACGTCTGGTTCAGCAGATTTGGCGCAACTGGCAGATTGTGGTTCGGGTTCGTAGTCGCTCTGAACTTGCGTTTCTGCTTACAGCGTAGCCTCAGCTCCTTACGAAGACGTGCCAGTCGGTCACGACCAACGATGATGCCATTCTCTGCCAGCTCCGTCTGGAGCCGCCGGGTTCCATATGTTTCGCGAGTGCGGATATGTGCCACCTTAATCTCCAGTTTTAGCCGCTCATCACTTTGTTTTCTGTCTGAGGGTTCATGCTGTACCCAGTTGTAATAACCGCTCCTGGATACACCAAATACCTGACACATCACTTCAATGGGAAATTGTTGTCGCCATTGTTCGATTAACGCGTATTTTTCAGTGACTCCTGTGCAAAATACGCTGTTGCTTTTTTAATATATCTCGCTCAAGGCGAGCTTCATTTAACGCCTTACGCAGTTGCAGAATTTCAGATTCCAGTTCAGCCACCGTGCGGGAACCAGGAGTACCGAGCCCTTTTCTGGCGGCGGTAACCCATTGTCCTAAAGTGCCTTCAGGAAGAGATAATCGGGAAGCGCCTTCACTGATCGAAAGTTGATTTTCAAGAACCGTTCTGACAGCTTCGGCTTTGAACTCTTTAGAGTAACGTTGGGTTTTTCTGCTCATTATTAGCTCCTTCTGATGCCATTCTATTTCAGGAAGGAGTGTCCGTTAAACTCAGGCTACCTCAAACGCCCGTGCCGGTGTGCCGGGCAGCGATGAGGAAACCCGTGCGGACTTTGAAAACCGCCGACGTAATTCAGTTGCCCGTAATGCCCGGAATATTCTGGAAGCCATCCGGGGTGAAATACTCTCCACGGTAGAAAACGTGGTGGATGTTTACGTCACCCATAATCCGAAAAAAACAGAACAAAAAGCCGGAGTCAGTCAGTATCCATTAACACCCGGTTCGCTTTATGTTGGCGTGTACGGCGGCAGCCCGGCAGATATCGCGGCGGCCATCTGGCGTAAGGCTCCGCCGGGTATTGATATGAATGGCAACACAACGTTCACTGTTGCAGATAAGGAGTACGATCCGCCGTATCCTGAATACGTGATCAGCTGGCAGACACTCAAACCCGTCAGTCTGCATGTCAGTGTGACGCTGAAAAAAAGTGACTACCTGCCTTCAGATATTACCCGACAGGTACAGCAATCCGTGCTGGACGCATTTAATGGTACAGATGGTGGTCTGCGGGCAAGAGTTGCCTCTGTTGTCTCTGCCGGGCGCTACTATGCCGGCATTTACAAAACCGATCCGGAACATATTGATATTCTGGGCCTTACTGTGAGCCGTGATGGTTCGTCATGGACAACGGCTGTCACTTTCGGGATAGATGAGATTCCGGTTCTGGATGTGTCGGATATCAGTGTGAAACTCCAGGAGGCATAACGTGCAGAATGTGGCTGCCACTGTGCTTGCGCAGTATGCTGCCAGCCCCCGACTCAATGCCCTCATTAACAGCTTTAACGCAGCGCTTTCCCCCGACAGTTTTATCAGTGATTTTTATGGTCTTATCTGGAACATCGATACCGCAGAAAAGTATGGTCTTGATGTCTGGGGAAAGATTGTGGGTGTCAGTTGCTGGCTGACGGTAAAGGACGATTTTAATTACCTGGGCTTCAGCGAGTCCAGGATGGACACCCCGGTAATGGATGATCCCTGTCCGTTTAATCAGGCACCGTTTTACAACGGAAAATCGGATACCCGGACTGTTGACCTGTCTGATGCTGTATACTGGCGGCTGATACTGATGAAAGCCATGTCGAACATTACTGACTGTTCCGTTCCGGATATTAACCTGATGCTGAGATTTATGTTCGGAAAAAAACGCCGGGCTTATGTTCTGAATAATGGCGGGCTGAGGATGAGTTACGTCTTTGAGTCCGCGCTCTCGTTGGCAGAACTGGCGATTATCCAGTCGTCGGGTGCACTGCCATCCCCGCCGGGTGTTTATGTTTCAGTAGTTTTAAAGGAGTCCCGTAATGAAGGCCAGTGATAAACCCCGCCAGCTGGCGGTCCCCTTTGCGAGTACCGGAGATAAAAACCGTATCCCGGACAAGGCGACACAGCAGACCAGAGAGAGCGGTAATGCTGCGTATGATTCAGGTTTTCCTCCGGTGACCATGACAGCGGTCTCAGCGGGAGGTATACCGCCACACGGCAAGGATTTTAACGGTCTGATGTACGATATTACCGCAGCAATACGGTTCGCCCAGGCTGGCGGTTTGTACACGTATAATGCCGGTTTTGCGGGGGCCATTGGTGGATATGCAAAAGGAGCCATTCTCGCCGGAGTCGCAACAACAGCGGTCTGGCTGAATACCACGGACGATAACCTGACCGATCCTGAAGGCTCCGACAGTGCGGGCTGGGTAAATCTTCTTGAGGATCCGAAAAGGATATTCCTGCGGCAGAAGAACAATCTGTCAGACCTTCAGAATAAAGGGACGGCACGGGATAATCTTCAGGTTTACAGTAAAGAGCAGTCAGATCAACGCTATGTTCATCGGGAAGGCGATAAAATAACCGGAGAGCTGAAAATCCGTGGTGTTAATGCGCTGAGGATTTTCAACGAAGCTTTTGGCCTGATTTTTCGTCGTTCGGAAGAGTGCCTGCACCTTATTCCCACCAGTGAAGGTCAGGGGGAAAATGGCGATATTGGTCCCCTGCGCCCGTTCACCATTAATTTGCGGACGGGTGAAATATCCATGTCGCATAAAGTGTCTGTTGGCGGTGGTTCGCAGGTCAATGGTGCGCTGGGTATCGGCGTTCAGAACGCCCTGGGGGGGAATTCAATTGTTCTTGGTGATAATGACACCGGATTTAAACAGAATGGAGACGGTATTCTGGATGTTTATGCTAATAGTCAGCGTGTATTCCGCTGGATTTGCCCCTATATTTCCAGACATCTGTTATCACTTAACCCATTACAAGCCCGCTGCCGCAGATATTCCCGTGGCGAGCGATAACCCAGCGCACTATGCGGATGCCATTCGTTATAATGCTCGAACGCCTCTGCAAGGTTCTTTGCTGCCGTTAACCCGTCTGGTTTGGGCATGATACTGATGTAGTCACGCTTTATCGTTTTCACGAAGCTCTCTGCTATTCCGTTACTCTCCGGACTCCGCACCGCCGTGTTCTTCGGTTCAAGTCCCAACATCCGGGCGAACTGGCGTGTTTCATTAGCCCGGTAGCATGAACCATTATCCGTCAGCCACTCCACTGGAGACGACGGAAGATCGTTGCCGAAGCGGCGTTCCACCGCTCCCAGCATGACGTCCTGTACTGTTTCACTGTTGAAGCCGCCGGTAGTCACCGCCCAGTGCAGTGCCTCACGATCACAGCAGTCCAGCGCGAACGTGACACGCAGTCTCTCTCCGTTATCACAGCAGAACTCGAACCCGTCAGAGCACCATCGCTGATTGCTTTCTTTCACGGCCACTCTGCCTGTATGTGCCCGTTTCGATGGCGGTACAGCAGGTTTTCGCTCAAGCAACAGCGCATTCTGGCGCATGAGCCGGTAAACACGTTTGGCATTGATCGCAGGCATACCATCAAGTTCTGCCTGTCTGCGAAGCAGCGCCCATACCCGACGATAACCATACGTGGGCAGCTCTCCGATAACATGGTGTATACGGAGAAGCACATCCGTATCATCAGTGTGACGACTGCGGCGGCCATCCATCCAGTCATCGGTTCGTCTGAGAATGACGTGCAACTGCGCACGCGACACCCGGAGACAACGGCTGACTAAGCTTACTCCCCATCCCCGGGCAATAAGGGCGCGTGCGCTATCCACTTTTTTGCCCGTCCATATTCAACGGCTTCTTTGAGGAGTTCATTTTCCATCGTTTTCTTGCCGAGCAGGCGCTGGAGTTCTTTAATCTGCTTCATGGCGGCAGCAAGTTCAGAGGCAGGAACAACCTGTTCTCCGGCGGCCACAGCAGTAAGACTTCCTTCCTGGTATTGCTTACGCCAGAGAAATAACTGGCTGGCTGCTACACCATGTTGCCGGGCAACGAGGGAGACCGTCATCCCCGGTTCAAAGCTCTGCTGAACAATTGCGATCTTTTCCTGTGTGGTACGCCGTCTGCGTTTCTCCGGCCCTAAGACATCAATCATCTGTTCTCCAATGACTAGTCTAAAAACTAGTATTAAGACTATCACTTAAATAAGTGATACTGGTTGTCTGGAGATTCAGGGGGCCAGTCTATCCGCTTTCAGAATGGAGTGGCTATTGCTTTTAAGAATATTCAGGCCGGAACTGCCAGAAAATTCACGTTATCCAGCGCCAACAACTCCACGAAAAATGCAGCGTTTTATTTGTGGGGTAATCCATCCAGGCCTGTTGTTGCAGAGCTTGGTGATGATTCAGGCTGGCATTTTTTCAGCCAGAGAAACCCGGATAACAGCATAGTGTTCACTGTTAACGGACAGGTAATTCCGTTAAATTACGGAAACTTCGATGCCCGCTATAAATATCGAACAGAGGGGGTACAGGATGTACGGTATGGCCATGAAATGTATTACAGCCCCGGCAGTAACACCGTTTCGTGGAGATTTTGCGCACCTTCGGGACACGGGCTGTCAGGGATGGCGATATCGGATACCGGCCGTAACTCAGCGGATAACGTTGACGGTGTGTATTACCGACCACTGCAAAAACTGATTAATGGCACCTGGTATAACGTAGCGAGTATTTAACAATGTTGCATTTAAAAAATATTACTGCGGGTAATCCGAAAACAGCAGAACAATATCAGATGACAAAACGATATTCGGTCACCTGGCTTTTTTCAGAAGACGGAAAAACTGGTATGAAGAGCTGAAGAATTTCGCCAGCGACACAATAAAAATAGCTTACACCGGAGATGGTCGCGTGGTGTGGGTCGGTAAGGATGTGACAGGCATCGAGCCACGCAATGCCAGCGTTATCGAAGTTCCGGATATTACCACTAACCGACGGATTACCGCGCCGGGTTACTGGTTTTACCGCAATGATGAATTTGTCTTTGACTACAGACTCAAAGCGGAAGATGAGCGTGATGCCCTTCTGGCTCAGGTCAGTGCCCGGACAGGGGAATGGGAAGAAGACCTGCTGCTGGGGTTAATCAGCGACGAAGATAAAGAAAAGCTGAAAGCCTGTCGTATTTACGCGAAATCGCTGCAGGCGATGGATTTCAGCACCATCACTGATAAATCCTCATACAACGCCATTGAATGGCCCGCCTCTCCGGAAGGTTCTTCCTGATTTAATTTATCGCGAGAAAAACAATGTCTGTAGTGATATCAGGTGCGCTGACTGATGGCGCAGGTATCCCCATGTCCGGATACCATATTATTCTGAAATCCCGGGTAAACACCCCGGAAGTGGTGATGAACACTGTTGCTGATGTGATGACAGGAAACGATGGTGAATACTGTTTCCATGCGCGGACTGGAAAATATGGTGTGTATCTGAAACAGGACTGGCGCAACGAGTACAACGTTGGCGACATTGCTGTATATGAGGACTCAAAGCCCGGCACGCTGAATGACTTTCTGATTGCTCCTGATGAGGGCGACCTGAAACCGGATGTCGTCAAACGCTTTGAGGAAATGGTGGCGCAGGCGCAGCAGAGCGCCGGGGCCGCAGCCGGAAACGCACAGCAGACGGCGCAGGATGTGGCGGCAGCCGCAACGGCCCGTGATGATGCACAACGTTTTGCGGAGAAAGCCCGACAGGATGCAACCGTCACAGCTGAGGACAGAAAGGCCACTGCGGAAGATGTGACAAGCACAGGAGCAAATGCAGCCGCAGCCGGACAGAGCGCACAGGATGCCGCAGGTTATGCCCGCGCAGCAGAGCAGGCCAAAAATGACATTGATGCTGCGCTGACCGGCACTCTGAAAACGGCTAACCATCTGTCTGAAATCGCAGCAGCAGGCGAAAAGGCACAACAGAAGTCCCGGGATAATCTGGGGCTGAAAAGTGCGGCCACGATGGAAGCACAGAGCGACATTTACGACCGGACAAAAGGCCGTCTGGCGATACCCGGCGCATTCGGCTTTGGGTGTGCTTTTCTGCCTGAAGATGTTATCCGTTTTGACACTAAGAGTGATTTCCTGGCCTGGGTAAGGAATGCGCTGCCAGGTGAATATTCCGTTGCTGGCCCTTACGGCATCATCATACCCGACACACGGTTTGAAGGGGTGCTCAGCATCCGGTGGACTGATGCACGCCCTGAGACAACAGAACCGCGGTACAGAGCCAAATCCCTTACTTTTTACGGCATTAACGGCCCCATTTATCACACCCGCTACTGCTACTGGCCCATATCCAGACTGACTGGCTGGGTGAAAATAAATATAACCACAGAAGATATTATTTACAGAATCGTGGCGAGCTCTGTCCGCAACAGATGGGGAGACCCTGACATTGGCGGGCTGATTATTGCTGCGTACCAGGAGAAGCTGACGGTGATAAAGTCATCAGACTTGTCAGGGGGCAGTCATACAGAGGCTCACGACTGGGACCGGTGGGGATTTCAGTGCCCAGTACTCCCACCGGAACGTATATAGTATCCCCACAATTTTTCATTACGGGATGTTCAGAGCATTCATTACCGGGGTCATATTGCGCCCTGTCCGGGGTGCCGGATGCACATGTCTCTGGCGCAATGCCCGGGCTTTTTATTCGCACATCGTGAGGAATGCACCGTGGAAATTAAAAAAATCATTAATCCCCGTTATACCGAAAGTGGCGCAGTAGACTGTGACGTTTTTTTGACGACAGGGACCAGGCAGTCCCCTACACAGCCACCGCTGATGATGTCGCACCGACGGGTCAGCAAATCTGGCAGGAACTGCAAAGTGGCAAATGGGGTGAGATAGCCCCATTCACTGTGACACCAGAAATGCTGGAAGCGGCCAGAGAGGCCAGACGTCAGGAAATTGAAGCATGGCGCGCAGAACAGGAGGCGAAGCCGTTCACGTTTGAATGGAACGGTCGTATCTGGAATGCTGGCCCCGACTCACTGGGCCGCCTGTCCCCGGTAGTCATGCTGGCAAAATCTGTCACAGCACAAACACATATGGCGTGGAGCGATGCCGATAATCAGCAGGTGAAACTGTCGATGCCGGAACTGGAAGAACTGGCGGCAGCAATGGTGCAGGCGCAGGTCGATCGCAACGACGAGATTTATCGCCGTCAGCGTGAAATGAAAGAGGAGCCGAGCGGTCTGGATGATTTGGCTTCAATTCGGGGCGTTTGA